GTACAACAACACAAACTGGAGCAACTCTAACTGATTCAAACTTCCAGGGATTGACAGAAGGCAATACTGGCAACTCAACTGATTTTGGTTTTTATGGTAAGTATGTGGAATCAACGACAACTAAATTTGCTGGACTTTTCTATGATGCTTCTACAGATAACACATTCAGATTATTTTGTGATACACAAACAAGGCCATCAACTACAGTTAATACTGGAGCTACTGGATATGCTAAAGCATCACTTGTAGCTGATTTAGTAGGTAATGCTTCAACAGCATCTACACTAGAAACAGCAAGGACAATCAATGGAGTTTCATTTAATGGATCAGCAAATATTTCTTTTGATTCAGATGCAGTTAGTGAGGGATCATCAAATCTCTATTTCACAAATGAGAGAGTTTCAGATCAAGTTGGATCTATGGTTTCTTCAAATACTGAAACAGGTATAACTGTTACTTATGATGATGCAGATAATACATTAGATTTTGTTATAAACGCAGCTCAAACAACAATCACATCTATCTTAGCTACAGATCTAAAAATTGGTGAAGATGATGAAACAAAAATTGATTTTGAAACAGCAGATGAAATTCATTTTTATGCTGGTAATCAACATCAAATAAAACTTACTGATGGAGCATTAATACCAGTTACTACAAATGATATAGATCTTGGAACAAGCTCTTTAGAATTCAAGGATGCCTTTTTTGATGGTGTAGTTACCTCAGATTCTTTTGTTGGAGAACTAACAGGTAATTCTTCAACAGCTACAAAATTAGCAACTACTAGATCTATTGGTTTAGGTGGTGATCTTGGAGGATCTGCTAATTTTGATGGATCTGCTGCAATTACAATAGCAGCTACAATTCAAGCTGATGCAGTTGAACAATCAATGATAGCTGATGATGCAGTTGGAGCTGATCAGTTAGCTGCTAATGCTGTTGTTACTGGTTCAATAGTTGATGACAATGTAACTCAAGCAAAGATAGCTGATGATGCAGTTGGAGCTGATCAACTAGCAGCA